GTCAGGGTGGATTTCGTGAAGCCTGTGCCGTTGCCGATCAGCAGTTCGCCGTTGGCCGCCGTGCCCAGCGCCGACGTTGGCACCGGGTTAGCCGTGTAGAACTGCGCCGCGGTCGGGGTCGTCAGCGTGTTTACGTTATTGACCGTAACGAAGCGGCCGCCGGTCGGGCTGGCGCTCTCGGTGTTCTGCGTGTCGCTAATCGCCCGGTAGCGGACTGGTGTCCAGAACATCGCCCTGGTGACTTCGTTACCGCTGGGATCCGTGACGCGCAGCTGCTGCCAAAGGTTCTGCACCGGGTACGGCTGGCCGACGCGCTTGGTGTTGAGCAGGCCCACCAGGTCGTAAGAGTTGAGCGGGAGAATGACGCTCCAGCCTCCGGTAATCGGCGTGGCATTTCCAGTGGTCGCGGCCGGGGCGAAGTCGCCGGCCACGGCATCGGATAGCGCCCAGGTCAGCGTGTAGGACGCATTCCCCGCCCAGCTGGGCCAGACGTTCGTGTTGTCCGTGAAATAGAAATTAAACGTCGGCGTGTCACCCAGGACTAGCTCAGGCACGGTGGCCGCGGTCATGTCCTGCTGTCCGGTTACTACGGCATCGGCAGGTGACAGTGCGTTGATGTTAAGGAAAACGTCGTTGCGGGCCATTTGTCAGAGGGTGTTACGTCAAGTTCTCGGCAGTACGCCGGTTGTCTGGAGATCCGTGATCAGCGCGGCCACTCGCTCGGCAAGTTCAGCAGTAGTCACGGTGCTGGTCGCGAAGGTAGTGCGCGTCAGGGTGCCAGTCGGCGCGCCGTAGCTGTTGGGACTCTTAATCGGTAGCGCCAAGGTGAACTGCTCGGGATTCTGCAGCAGCACTTGGTCTGTCGCGTTCGTGCCAGGCGACACCAGGCGCAGATTCATCGCGTAAAGCCGATTAACGATCGAGACGAGCTCGTCGGCCGCCGCTGGGTAGCGCTGTCGCCAGCCCATCAGCGAATCACCTGGCAGCGGGACTGGGTAGTTAGTCGCCATCAGAGATCGTCAACGTCGATCTGGATAAACCGCTGGCGAAAGATCGGGCTGGGCTCGCTGGGCCATGCTGTGACCGGCTCGGCGTCGTAATTCTGGAAGCCGGTGGCGGATCCTGAGATCAAATTTAACAGCTGCAGATCGTTGATCGCTACATCTGGCACTGGAATGTCGGCTCCGGTTGTTATTCCTGGCGTTACGCCTGGAAGATAGAATTTGTCGGTTAGCTTTGTCAGAGCGCGATCTGTGCCTGGAGTATATGTCCTAAGTATGGTGCGATAATATGAAAACCCAGCAACTGTACTGGTCCAGCTAAACGTAAAGTTGTTGTTATCTACTATGCTATTAACAGTCGTTAATGTACCACCACCGATCGTTGAAGTTATTCTGATCACCGCTGCGTTGCTTAACCCATGAGCAGTCTTATTTGCATTCGGCGACGATCTCGTCATGCTTATGTATTCCGTATTCAAAAAACCGCTGTAGGTGAAATTTACAGCAGGTGTAATTGAGGCGGCATTGATAATGAAATCCGTCGGGCCAAAGCTACCAACGCCGGATGCCTTTGTGATCGTTAGTAAGCCCGAAGTTGTGAGGGAGTTTGTGACGGATACCGTAAAAGATGCCGCAACCACAGATGCTAAACCATTGATGGCACTTGCTATTGTTGCATTAGACGCCGTCGTGTTTAGCGCTGCGGTTGTGTTGCTTCCAAATTGTAAGGTGAATGTTCCCCCAGTCGGATACCAGGACATCGTCGCGAGAATGGCTGCGCTAAAGATGTTAGCGGTCGCGTTGGAAGCCGTAGAATCGACGTAAGCCCCATTATAATCGTTCGTCGGGAACGCCGGCTTCGTGATCACCAGCGACGAATAGTCCACCTGATCAGTCGGCACCTTGCAGTAAGTGCGGCTGTAGCGGCCAAGTCCGCCTTCCACCGTGAGCTCGCTTTCCTGCAGTAAGTACTGGGTATTATCCGCCGGGTCGGTGCTCAGAGCCGCGGCCGGTGTGTAGCTAGAAGGTACCACGACGTAATTGCGCACCGTGCCCTTAGTGGTCGTGTCCTTGGTCGGCGCATTGATGAACGGGTAGAACACCCGCGCCGGGCCGTCTTGGATCGCGTTGGTGAAATTTCCGTCTTGGTACGCCATGATTATTTACTTTCCGAAGCCGGCCTTAAGAAGCCGCTGGTTGATGTCGCTCAGCTGCTGGTTATTTTCGCGCTGTACATCTGCTGTTGAGCGCGTGTCCTCCACGAAGCGCTGCACCATTGATTCGAAAATCATAGGATCGCCGGCGAAGCTAGATCTGGCGCGTTCCATTCCAAATGTTCTAACCGAATACTCGAGCTCGGACCTCTGCGCTAGGATCTTCCTAATGTTCTCATTTTCTGACCGTAGGCGAGCAGCCTCGCCGAGCTCAAATCCGCGAACGGCGCCAAACGGATCCGCCATCGCGCCGCGGGCGCGCCTTTCCGCCTCTACGGCAGCGGCCTCATTCCGGCTAAGGATCTCCCGCAACGTTGCAGTGCTTGCGTCATTAAACGTGGCACCTCCGCGAATAGGACCGAGCACCCTGTTTTTCTGCACCTCGGCCTGCACGGCACGTTCAGTCTGGTCGGCCGTCTCGCGAGCGATGTCAGCGCGAACCTTGGCAAGCTGGTTCCCCTTCTCGAGCAGCTGAATCTCGATGTCAGTGGTCTCTAGACCGTCTGCCTTTACCTGGCGGAATTCCTTTTCCAGCTGAGCCATCTCGCGAGCTAGGATAACCTCCTGCTCGGCAGCACTCAGAGCGTCGAACTTCAGCTTCTTGAGCTTGTCGCGTGCGGCCAGTGTCTCGTCGATCGCCTTAAATTCAGCCTCGATGGCTGCCTCGTTCTCCTTGGCGAGCTTCTCCTGGTCCTTGCGGTTCTCGGCGATGATCTCGGCCCGGGTCTTCTCAAGTTGTCCCTGGAGCTCGATTCCCTTAACGGTGCGTTCGCCGACGCGGGCGATCTCCTCCTTAATCGCCAGTTCGCGCTGCATCAGCAGGAATACCTTGCCGACCTCGTCGGCGTTTTTCATCGCGGCTTCGATGCGTGCATCAGCCAGGCGTTTTTCGGCCTCGCGGATCTTGTCGGGGTCGTTAGCCTCGCGGGCCTTGGCAAGCCGCTTCTCGGCCTCCTCGGCGGCCTTGGCGGCACGTTCAGCGTAAACCTCCTGGGCCTCGGTGACACCGCGGACGCGGTTAATCACTTTGCCGATCTCGTCGCCGATCATCGTGTATCCGGAAACGATGAAGGTAGCGGCGTCGGCGCCAAACTGCTTGGCCTGGTCGAAAGCATCGCCGAGCTTGGCGACGGATGCAGTAGCGTAATCTAGCGGCCGGCCGAGTCGCTCTGACTCCTCGCGGAGCTTTTGCGCGTTTTCGGTCGCGAGCATGAAGCCGCGAATCAGCGTCGTGCCGATGCCTACGGCGGTCAAATTCTTCCAGACGCTCGATTCGCCAAAGGTGTCGCCCAGCGTCTTCTTAAGCTGCTTGCCCTCTTCGCCAGCCTGGCGGAGACCGGCGGCGAGCTCGTCGGTCTTGGCAAAGAAACGGAATCCAACGCCAAATTCGGCCACGGTTAATTCCTCCCGGTTAGCCCGGCGAGATAATCGCAGGCGATTTTGTCGCTCTCATTCGTTAAGTGCGTGCCGTAAATCCTGCGGCTCGCGAGACGTATTAGCTGCCAGAGACGCGCCAGCGGCATGTCCAGCATCTCATCGGTCGTGATCTGGAAGCCACCGGCGGCGAGCGTGTCGGCCAGATAGGCAGGCATGCCGGCGACGGCTTGCCCCTGCGTCTGTCCGCCTTTGGGTGCGTCCATAAATGCGTCGCGGAGGTAGCGGTTGGTATCGGCTGCGAGTTGCTTGGGCTTGGTCGCTAGGTAGCGGATCAGAGAGCGCTGGCGGCCGGCGATCCACGGGTGAAACACGCTGCGAGAATAGAGCGGAGGCTTGGGCAGGTCCGACATCCACCAGACCAACTGCGCGCAGTGCGACAGAAACTCCTCGTCAGAGTCGAAGCGCCAGGGAGCGAAAAAGCCGTTCTGGAGCTCCTCGAGGATCACGACATCGCGCATCGTTAGGACGCGGACGCGGATCCCGGCGATCTCGGTGTGCGTGTGAGCCCATGCCTCACGACGCACGGCGGCCTCGCGGCGCAGAGCGTCCGCGAAGCCTGGGATCTGTTTAAATTCGAGGACTGCGGACATCACGCCAGCCGGCGCGTGCCGGTCCTCAGTTGATCTTTTCCTGCCAGTTCAGCGTCGCCGTCCAGGGCGCGTCTTTCGGCTTGGAGATCGAGACGCTCGTAACGAAGCAGTTCACGTTCGCGTTGTCGATCGTCGCGACGAAAACGCCGGTCGTGCTGTTATACGCAGCAGTGGTCGGCTCAGCGGTCGTGTTGGCGGCGAACTGAACCTCGGCCGTGCCGTTGCGCGGCTGCTTAAAGCTGATGGCGCCGGACGGATCGCCGTTCTGGTCCGTGATGTTCACGGTGTTCGCCGGCTTGGTAACTGTAAAGCTGTTCGCCTTGTAGGCGACGCTGTTAATCGTGATGGTGGGCGAGCCACTCGGGAATGTGCCGTCTTGGTAGGGCATGGGAGTCTTTAATTTGCGCCGGCGTCAACTTGCCGGCCACTGGTCGGGCTTGATGTAGAATTCGAGGTTATAGGTGATCTGCGTGCTGATCTCGTCGTTCTCGGCGTCGGAAAGAGAAACGCAGGATCCCTCGCGCAGCGTGATAACCTGGTAGTAAGGCAGCGTGTTCACGTTCAGCGCCGCGGTAGCCTGCAGCATAGCCTGGCGGATGTTGCCGCGGATCGTGCCGAGAGATTGCCCGGTGCCGTCGCGCCGGACGGTGCCGATGGCCTGGACGGTGCCGAGCTTGTGCGAGTCGTAATCCTGGCTGGTATTGGCCCGGGTGGCGGTCTGGTTAGCGTTTGTGCCGGTAATGCCGACGACGAGGGTGATGCGCGGCGTGGTCAGAATCGGCGCGGTCCCGATCAGCACACGCGGTGTCAGGATCTGCGTCGTCGGCAGCGTGTTCTGGAAGTGGGCCTTGAGCGCGTCCTCGATGTTCGTCTCGTAATCGAGCAGCGCTGCGATGGTAGCGGCTGGCATATTAAAAGAACTGCTCGGCAATCGCTTGCTGCTGCGCTTGGAATGGCGTGAGCTTTCCCTCGGCGATCATCTTGCCGATCGTGTCAAAGTAAGACCGCATGGCGTTAGTGCGGCCCTTGATCGCGGCGTTCATAATGCGCTGGGCCTCGTCTGACTTCTTACCCCAGCCTGTCTGGTTATATGCTGCGATGAATGGGTTATCGCCTTTGCGGCCATCCTGGAAGACGCCCTTGCCGGGGAAATGCCGCTTCACCCACTCGGGTGCCCGATCTCCGCCTAGTTCAGTGTACGCCCGCACCCAGCCGGCCTTGGCGTGCCCGACGTTGGCCTGGGACGCCAGGATCATCTGTTTAAGCACCGCTTGGTCTGGCTTCAGCGTAACCATCTTAGGCCGCGGGTTGCGGTAAGCCCGGCCGCGCTTGTCGCGGTTAGCCCGGTGCAGCCGTTCGTTAGGAATGATCGCCCGGGTCTGTGCGAGTTCACCCTCGCGCAATTTACTCGAGAAGTTCTCCCAGGCGATCGGATCGCCGGCGCGAATCAGCTTTCGGATGCTCTCGCTGCGGAACTTGTTAGGATCCAGCGGCCGAAAGATCCGCTCTAGGTCAATGCGCACACGGTCCTTGCCCTGTTTAATCGTCCTCGGCGGCGTTATCCGCATTACATGCTCGAGCAGTAACTTGCCCTGCACCGATAGCGTTCCTAGCCCCGGATCAACCAGCCCCTCTTTCGCGAGGTCTTGGATCCGCATGAGCCGAAATGCCAGCTCGTTGTCTAGATTCTCGCGGTAATCAAAGGAGATCACGAAAGCCGTTTTAGCCTGAGCGTGTACCAGGGGTCACCGGCGGTGTCAGTCGCGTCGATCTTGTCGATGACGTAGCCCACCCCGCCGTAAGTGATCGTGGCCCGATTAGCTGGGACCGTCGCGCCCCATTGTGTCTTACTCGTGCAACAGTCTAGCTCGACGGTCCGGCGCTGGGAGTGATCCTCGAACAGATATGTGCTCTCGACCTGATTAAACACGCCGACCAGGCCTGCCGTCGTCACGCCGGCTAGAGAAGTATAGGAGAACGTCTCGCCCATCGTGTCCTCGGCGAATTCCGCGGCCCGCGTGTTCAGATCGTTAAAAGCACTCATCCTAGACTAGCGTGCTAGGGCAATCAGGATGCTTAATCCGGCGAAGTTCGCCGACGGCAGCGAAGATCTCCTTGGGATTGGCAGGATACGTCAGATCCCCTATGTGACTCAGTGCCACTTTCGTGTCGGTGTGGATCTTGCCGCCGAGCTTTCGCCACTCGTGGCAGAGCATGTAATCCTCTGACAGCCAGATGGGATTCCCAGGCATCACCTCGCGCACGCCAGATTTGAAGTAAGCCCTAGAAGTCTTGAGCGTGTGAACGTCGGGATCATTCGTTCCCAGATTGTACTCGGGCGCCAGGCCGGCCTCGCGGATCTTATCGAACACGCTGCGATGGATCAGCATGAACCCGGTGCCGGCATGCACGACCTCGACCAGCCCGCGCTCGTCGATCTTGGCACCAGCCAGCCCATTGATCGCGAACTGCGGAACGACGCCCTTTAGTGCGTAAGGTGCGGTAACGATCTTGTGGCCGACCATGCCGTGCTGCCAGAGACGCGCAACAGCGGTGCCTGGGAAAACGATGTCGGCGTCGATATACAGCAGCCAGTTGTACTTGGTCGCTAGAAACTTGCAGGCGATCTTGTTCCGCGCCCGGTCGATGTGGCTTTCCTTGTCCAGAAACATGCTCTCGGCCACGAGTGGCTGGAGCTCGACCTCGCCCTGCTCGTTACGCACGCGGATGCGAACGTGCAGCAGCGTCTCGTTGTACGAGGTCATGAAGCCCATCTTAACGTTGCCGCCGTAGCACGGCGTACCGATGACGATCCTATCGGCTTCGTCGAAGACCATAGGCGCGGGCGCCTCCTCGGTCTGGCTCGAGACCGCTGCGATCTCGGCAGCGTGGTCTGTTAGTGCGTTGCCGGCATCGGCCGGCGCGTGTGCTGTTTTGGTGCTCATGCAAATCGTGTGATGCTCGCGTATGTGGCTAACCCAGCCCCCCTTTCGAGAGGCTGGGTAGCACACGATAAACCGGCCGCGAGCGGTGGCCGGGAGTTTGTTAGGCAGTCTTAACGTGCGCGCCGGCGGTGTTGTCACCGAGAGCAGCGCCGAACATAACATCCAGCGAAGCCCACGCGGAGCGGCTCGCGAGAGATCCCCAGGTGTTCAGCTGGACGCTGATGCCGAGATCAGGCAGCGTGATGGTGCGGGAGCCAGCGAGGAGCGAAGCCACGCCAGGATCGACCATCGGGAGACCGCCGGCGACCGCGACCGCCTCGGGTCCGACCGCGAATCCATAGATGTTCGTGCCAGCGCCATCCCAACGGGTGTTGAGGATAATGCCGTCGAAACCATAAGCGCCGGGGCGATAGCTCGATGAGCCACCGGGAGCGATCTGGAAGTTCTCTCCGCTGGTCGGCAGCAGCTGCGCGAAGGCAGTGCCATCGAGGATCAGGTGGCGGAGCGAGGACTTGGCGCAGAAACCCCAGAGGGTCTTGGCGTTAGCCGCGGAGAACGAAGCCTGGGCAACGGTGACGTTGCTCGGGAAGTTCGTCGCGGTGATCGGCGCCAGCGCAATGTCGATGAGCTTATTAGCCAAGACCTGCGCGTTGATCGCGGCCAGCTGCTCGAGGCGGAAGCCTTGGTTGAGCTCCTGGCTCGAGATGTTGTAGCTCTTCGAGTAGTGCTTAACCTGCACCGCGACGTTAGTGACGTTCGTGTCACCCGTCTCGAAGCTGGTCGGGTTGGTCTGGACCGCGCCGGCCGCGTTGGCCTTGCGAACCTGAACGTAAGCGTTCTGGTTCATCATGTCGGTCGTGAAGTCCGTGCTGAAAGCGCGGAGGGGAGCCAGGCGGTTGCCCAGCGTCGTCAGGGTAGCCTCGGCGAGAGTGTCGAGGACGAGGGAGGAGCTCAGGGAATTAGCCATGAGAGTAGTAGTTTAGTGGTTATTATTTACGGGCGGAAAAAGCGGAGAAAAGAGCCTCGCGGTTCATCTTGCGGAAGGCGCGCTTCTCGGATCCCTCGGGCATCGCCTCATAGGCGGCGAGCATCTCCTCTGGGCTCTTGAGCGCGGCGCTCTTGCGGGCCAGCTGCGCGTGCGCGACCTTAACCGGCGCGACGCCAAGCTGACGGGCGTCGAAGGCGGCGAGATCCTCGACCTTAACCTTGAGCTCGTCGCGCTCTTTCGAGAGCTCGGCAACGGCTGCCTCGGCCTTAGCCTTGTCCGCGGTCAGCGTGGCGATCAGGGTGTCCTTTTCGGCCAACGCGGCCTTGTGGGTTTCGGTGAGCTTGGAGAGCTCGGCAACTTGCTTCTCGGCCTCGGCCTTGAAGGTGGCGATTTCGGAATCCTTGGCAGCGAGAGCGGCGGCGTCAGGCGCGGTCACGACCTCGGGCTTGGTTTCGGTGGTCATAGAGTGAGTCTGTAAAGTCGCGGGCGCGTCAACGGCAGACAGCAGCCCGTTTGGATTCGCAGCGGGTCGCTGCACTAGATCGGCGGACATCACGTTAGCGATCCGCATGCTAGGTGCAGAGCGGAGCGCTCCGCTGGGCGCTGAATCGCCTAGAGATGCTGGGATCTCGCTCCCATCAGCCAGAACCCAAACTGGCCGATACTCGAGCACCAGCGAGACCCCAAATTGATCGGGCACCTTTTGCGCGAGCTCTACCAGCTTCTCATATGTGCCGCCGGCCTCGCGCTTGAAAGACTCGAGGAATTCGAAGGACTTGGCCTTGATCTTGTTTCCCTCGCGATAGATGCCGCTGAAAAAGCCGATCTCCTGGCCGAGCCGATCGGACCCAGCGCCGTCGTGCTTAAGATAGGCGCGAAGGCTTTTGCCGAGCAGCAGGCGCATCGCGTCGTCAATGCTCTTGTCGTCGATGTAGAGACCGTGGCCGGCGGCCTCGATCCCGCCGGTGATAAGCGAGACGTTGGCGAAGCCGCTGGCGTCAGCGGAGAACTCCTGGAGGCAAACGCGGTGGCTCATAATTGGTTCAGAGTTCGTCAACTTTCTCGCTCGATCTCGAGCACCTTGCGCTCGGCCCAGGCATAGCCGGCGTCGCCACCCCAGAGTGCCCACGCAATGCGGCCGGCGGACGGGTAGCCTGGTTCGCCCGGGTTGAATCCTTCGCCCTGCTTATCCACCTCGTGCCGGCGAAAGAAGGATTTCATGCGGAAGATCGTTTCCGTCGATAGCGCCCGACCGTTCGAAATGTCGCGTGCACGAGCCACCCCGACGGCAGTGCCTCCGCGGTTGAACTCCTCGCGCCAGCGTAAGCCTCGGGCGGCCTCCTCGCGCATCGCGTCGGTCGGCTCGGTGTTCACCTGCAGCGCAGCCTGGGAGAGTGCGGCGGCGTCGCTTGGAATCTGCACCGGCACCGGGATCGGCTCGTTAGCCGTCGGCGACAGATCGCCGCGCAGCCCGGGCACCGGCAGGCCGGCGTCCTCGAGCGCTTGGTTTTCAGCGGCGCGGCCGGCGATGTGGCTCTTCAGATCAATGCCACGCTCAGCGCAGATGTCGCTTAGATTGATGATGCCTGATAGATAGTCCTCGCGCTGGGCGGCAGCGTCGCGGCCGAAATCCACGGTCAGTCGCGGCGGCATAGTGAATGACCATTTCCACCAGTCAGGATTCGCCGGCAGCCGGCCATTCTTAATCGCCTTCGCGATGGCGTAGCCTACGGCGCGACGAGCGAACGGCTTAAGCAAATCCTGCCGATCCTCGACGCTGCGCATGGCGGTCGAGATCACGAAGCGGGTGTTGGCTCCGCCGAGCGCGCTGATGTCCCAGGCGAGCTCGAAAGGCCAGTTGATGCCGGCCATCGCGTTACGCAGCAGCCGGTCCATGAATTTCTGCCACGCATCGCCCGGGCGGTCGTTCTTAAACGCCTCGAGCTTGGATCCGCTGCCGGCCTTGAAATGCCGCACCATGCCGCCGAAAAACTCCTTAGCGGCGACATCCTGGCCGACATAAGGAGCGCCGGAAAGCGCGACCGCTGGGTCGCTTGTGTCAGCTAGGCCGCTCTCGTTGTACTCGATCAGGCCGATGCTTGAGGCAAGCGCCGATGCCATCTTCTCGTACCCCTGCACCGTGCGCAGATCCTTTAGATCCAAGATAGCGTGCGCGAAGCCTGGAAGACCGCGGAACTGGTTAATCCACGCTGGCTCGGCCAGCAGCATCATGTCGCGAGCGGTAACATATTCGCGAGCCTCGGGCATCTCCTCTTCGCTGCCGGGCAGCTGAGCCTCCTCCTCGACGTAGAACGCGACCGGGCGCCCCTGCGCGTTGATCACGACCCCATCGATGCAACGTAACCCCTGATAAGGCCCCGTTAATAGGATGCCATCCCGGTCCAGCTTGTCGCTGCTTGGATTGTGGATCCCTTCGCTCGGGATCAGCTGGATCGCCGGGAAAGCGGTCTCGTACTCCGTCAGGATAGCGCCGACATCACCGTCCCGGTCCACGGCTACGGACGCGAGGAAAAGGCTCGTCTGGAAATCGCGGCCGCTGATGTCTGCGATCGGGTACCATTCATTCAGCAGCCATTCGCGTGCCCTCTCGCCCCAGACCTGATCAGCGCCCTCGTATTTCGGCAGCCAGGACCGGCCGACCGCATACATCGCTTTCGCATCAATCGCGCCCTTAGCGGGCCCAAGATTCGCGTATAGTTTGCGCGAATCGCTTAGTAGCTGCGCCCGGTCGGTTGAATTTACCTCGCTCGAGATGCTGCCGATGGTGCGGACCTCGAGCGGGCGCCGCACGATCTCCTTGCGGTTAGTAGCGTCGAACAGAGCGCCCAGCGCTGCGCGGAATCGTTGCGGGAGTGGCGTCGGCATAGTCAGCGAAGGAAAGCGGCGGTCTGTGAGACTGGTGCAGTGAATCCTGCGTCAATCGTCTGGATGGCGAGCTCGCTTGCCATGATCAGATCGGCGATCGTCGTCCCCGGGAGAGCTTGTACCGTGATAGACTTACCGTTTAGCGCCGTGCCGACGATCTGGCCGTTCTGCGCGCTCATGTCGGTCCACTTGGAAGCCTGCAGGTCTTCGAGCCATTTCCGCGGGTTGGCCGCGTTGTTCCGCCTCGCTTGACGCAGCAGGATGGAGACGAGGATTTTCATCTAGAAACGCTCGGCGCGTCAACGTAGCCCGGCGTGCGCGATGTCTATTGCCGAGATCTCAGGCGGCCGCATCTCGCCGGTCTTGCGCAGCGTGGAGAACTCCACCCGCAGGTTATCGCGCACTATGCAGTACGCTTGACGCAGCGAGCCTTTGACCAGGCTTTCCGGGTGTATCGGGCAGCCGGCCTCGCGCAGCTGCTCGAGCTTGCTAAATGTCTGGAAGTACTCGGCCGCGGCCAGTCCGCCCATGATGGCGAAGCGGTCGTTGATGCCGCCGAATCGGCCCCACCAGGGTGTCAGCGCCTCGTTAATGATCGGCGTGTAGGTCTGATCAAATGAGTGAAAGAACAGATCCGGCCGCACGCGCACGAACAGATCGACGTCGCTAACCGGGTGGTCGCTGTAGAGCTTCCAGCCTCGCTCGAGTTGCCAGAGTTGCCGCAATACGGCCTGCACCGGCACGCTGCGCGCATACGGCTCGAACCGTACCGGCTCGGCAGGTTCTGGGATCTCAGGCTGGCTTGGCTCGACCTTGCTGATCAGGGTTTTCGGCCGAAACAGCTGCTGCGTGATTTTCCAGTCGTCAGCGTCTTCGTCCTGCACCGTAGAAATGTAGAAGTGCAGAGGTTTCGGCAGATGCCTGGCGACATGCCAGTTGAACGTGTGCGCGCACGTTTTCCATGTGCGCATGTGGCCGGCGATGATGATAACGGATCCCATAAATTAGGCGACGCGGTTGAGGACGAGCAGACCCCACTCGGAATGATAATACCTCATAACCTGCCATTCTGGGTTGTCAGCCAGGAATTCCAGAATCGGCTTTATAATCCCCCCACCTTGTTCTCCGTGTTGAGCGAACATGTAAACATCATGAAGCGCGATGTATCGCCGCACCATAACCGAGTGCTTTAGCTCGGCCTCAACTTGGTCAGAGTTGTGCAGCGTATCGATAAACAGCAGATCACACGGCTTGATCAGTTCCAGCTTGGCGGTGTCCGCCCTTTCAAATGTCCAGGAAACTGTGTCGCTTTTAGGTACCTCGACCGACGGCTCGTTGATATCATACGACCGGAGCGTGCCGCCTCCGCCCGACTCGAGACCGGACGCAATCGCAATCGTGCTTTGCCCGGTGCGCACGCCAAACTCGACAGCCGTGCGGCACATTTGCGCCAGCTGGTGCAGCTGGTGCATGTGCGGTAGCATGTCTTGATGCCCGTGCGATGCCGCACGATTAGCGAATTCAGTCTGCAGTGCTGTCATGTCGTTTCGGGTGTTTCGGTTTTTTCGGGTGAGGGTAAAAGCTGCAGCGCTAGAGCCACTGCGACCTGCATGGCCTCGCAGTCCCACATGTGATTCGGCCCGGTCTTCGTCCACCGCCACTCACTGCGGCCGGTGCTCTTGCTGATGCGCTCGCGCTTCACCTCGCCGCGGAGATGCCGTGCATACTCTTCGCCATGATCAGCGCCGCATTCCCAAGCATGCGAGTTGCCGGCGACCAGTGCGGCCAGCACATCCTTAACCGGATCGGACGCCCAGAACATGTAGCGCGCATAACCGCCGGGCACCTGCGTCTGCTTGATGCTCGAGTGGAATTTCTGCACTTTCTGGCCGTTTGGCCGGATGTGCACGAATGAGTCGTCGCCACTACCGTGGAGTGCCGTCCAGCCGAACCGGATGCAGTCCTCGTAAACATGCGCGGTGCTGAACTGCGCGTCTTGAAAGCATAGCTGAGACTCGACCCCAAAGTGCTGACGGATCCCCTCGGCCTGCTCGGTCGTGCTCAGTTTGCCACGCCATAGCAGCTGAGAGCCGCCGTCGCTCTTCCAGGCGCGAACCACGGCCCAGAAATGATCGCGCTGGCGGTCAATTGTCATCATGCGACGGGCCTCGTTCTCGAGCTTCTCGCGGGCCCTGGCGTGCATGTCGGCTAGCGTGTAAGTTCCGCGGAGCTCGACGGTCGTGCGGTTCAGCTGCGCCTCTTCGTTGCGCCACGGCAGCGCCAGCCGTTGCATGTAGAAATCGCGCAGCGGGTTGATTTGTCCGCGCTTTTTAAATTCGCCGGCCTGCAGGAACTCGACCGCTAGCTGGCCCATGTCCTCGGCCAGAATCGCGTTCCAGTTGAACGATCGGTGCTTGCCGTCGCGATCTGCTCGAGGCGCCGAGTAGCGGCCGGTGCTGTTCCAGCGTGCCCGGGTGGCTGCGCTGTTCGCGTGCTCGTGCGCGCAGTGCGGACAGATCCAGCGCGTCGAGTTGCGCACCAGCTGCTCGTCCCACATGCCGTTCTCCTTGCGGGCGCCCTCGTCCCAGACGACGCAGACGCGCTTGGCCGGATCGTCAGCGGCCCGGCCGAAGAATTCCAGCGGCACGAAGCGCTGGCACCCGAAACACTGCACAGACCAGATCTGCGCCGTCCCTTCGTGCCAGAGCCGGTCGAAGTCGTCATCGGCGTGCGATCCCTGGCTCTCGTTTAGGATCTTGCTGATGCCGTCGCGAGCGTAGGCAGAGACGCGCCGGCGAGCATGCGTCAGCAGTCCTTGCTTCCAGAGCCAGCACTCGCTGTTGAGCTTCCAGCGGATCGATTTGCTCTGGAGATTATTGAGATTCGCCCCGTTAATTATCAGGTAGAAATCGCCAAAGTAGATTTCGCAGGTGGCCGCGTCGTGCTTGTTTTTGGGCAGTAGCCTAGCCACCGGCTCGCAGTTGCGCAGCAGATTGCGGTAACGTCCCTTAACGTGCTCGGCGGCGCTCTCGTCGTCCTGCTGCGTCCACATTATCGGCCCCGGCTCGTTCGCGATAGCCCAGAGGCTGCAGATCTCGACGAAGAGCGTCTTAAGCGTCTGGATCGCGGCGCGGCATGTAACCTCGCGCACGCGCTCGTCGGCGACCGCCTCGAACGGCTCGAGCAGATGCCGGCAGGTGCGGATGTCGAATGCGCCCTGGCGTGCGTAACCTCCGCCAAGCTGCACGAAGTCACGCGCCCAGTCGTGAATCGGCCGGCGATCTGGAAGCGCCCAGCCGCGGCGCCAGCCCTGCAGGATCTCCAGGCTCATGCGCTTTTCGCCTCCTGGGCGGCGGCCTTACGCCGTGCGTTCTGCTCCGTCTTCCAGTCCTCGAGCGCGTTCTGCATCGATACGCAGACCAGATCGGCGTGCTCGCGGGCCAGCCGGCGGATGTCGCTCACATCGAGCCCGGCGACCTTGGGTGGTAGCTCTGTGGTAAAGCCCTGATACATGGCTGATTTTACCCGGGCGGCGAGAAACAGCAGGTAGTTGTCCACATCCTCGGCCGGGATCAGCTTGGCCTCGGCTTGCGCAATCTTGATCTGGTTAAGCCGCACCTCGCTCGCGAGCTTCTCCACCAGCAGTTCCTCGCGCCGCCGGCTTTTGCGCGGTCCAGCCTGGCCGAGCCCATGTCGGTCGATGAAATCGCGCCACTCGGCCTCCACCCAGGCTTTAGGCGCGTCGTCATATTCGCGCTGCCAGTTGCGGATCGCGGTCGCGGAAACGTTCAGCGCTCGTGCCAGCGCCGTGTGCGTCTTGTGCTCGCTCACTTGGCTCGCTTTAGATCGTTAAGTGCCTTCTCGAGCTCAGGGAAATGTCGTGCGATCACGAGCATGGCCCGCTCGGTTTCCTGCTGCTCGGCCTGCTTCGTGCGGCTGCGCTTCTTGCCTAGCTCGGTAAAAGAGCTCGTCAGTTCTCCCAGGTCGCCGGTCGAAAGTCGCAGATATAGCCACATCGCCTCAGTGCTCTCTGGATCGCCGCCCATGCGCGCCACCTGGGAGATCCAACGGTGCACACGCGGCCGGCCCTCGAGCTCTGACCATTCGATCAGACGCTCGGCAATTTCACCGACTAGCTCGGCGCGCTTAGGCCGCTCTAGCTCCTGCCACGGGTGCGTGGTCAGATTCGGCGTCAGCGGCACAAAGTTCACTGGTACTTTGCCAGCGGACTATCGAGCAGGCGGATCAGTTCCGGCGTCAGACTCGAGTCGATGTCGAAGAGCTCGGGCTGTTGCAGTGTCTCGACGGTCGCCAGCTTAAGATCCAGATTCTTTAGCGCTCGCAGATCCTCGTCGTAAGCTGCGATAGCTTGTTTCCTGGCTGCCGACAGTTGGTGGGTTGCCACTCGCACGCGCAGCAGGACATCGCTCGCGGTTTTATAAGGTGTGTGTGCCTTGCTCATGATCTCAGGCAGCACCGTGGAATAATTCCACGCCGGCGCAAGCTAGGGAACGCGCTACCTAGTCACGGGAAAGAATGTCGCGGTTGACCGCTTGAAATATAACCCCACAGATCCAGTGCCATCGTTCCGGCCTTTCGCCTGTATTGCGGAAATATAAAACCGCGGTAGCTCGTCAGCGTCAGCGGTAGCACTTTGCGGCGCGGAGGTAAGCGGATCCTCAGCCGGCCTGTGCAACAGCACGATCTTGTCGGCGTCCTGCTCGATGTCGCCGGACTCGCGTAGGTCGTGAATCCGCGGCACGCGCTCGTCACGCTCTGACTCGCGATTCAGCTGGGCTAGAACCATAACCACGCAATCGTTGCGCAGCGCGAACTGCTTTAGCGCACGCGAGACGCGCCCGACGCTTTGCGCCCTATTCTCGCCGCGGGCGGGTGTAGCGTCAGGCATCAGCCCGATGTAATCGACGACCACGAGCCGCGGCGGCGTCTGCCGAGCCCGCAAGACCTCGGCGCGTGCCTGCATGGTTGCCAAGCTGACATTCCCGGCGGCGACGACCTCCAGCGGAGCGGAGGAGATGCGCTGCGCTGCGTCGCGGATAGCCTGCACATCTTTTGGGTGCGTTTTCGGCGTGATTGCTCGCAGCGAGATGCCGGCGATCGTTTGCGCAAAGTTCAGTGCCAGCGTGCTGCCGATGACCTCGAGCGAAGCGAACAGCACCTGCTGGTTTTGCTTTAGCGCGACATGCAACGCGATCTGCCTGGCGAGGGAAGACTTTCCGACACTCGGGCGCGCCGCGACGACGACCATTTCGCCGCGCTGGATCAGGCCGAAGATCCTGTCCATGTCTTGAAAGCCCCAGGACAGCGCGCCCTCGCGCATGCCGTCGCGCTCACCGGAAATGCGCGCCGTGATCTCGGCGTCTGCCTTCGTAAGCGATTCAGCCCAGGATTCGTTACGCTGCTGCGCCTCGATCGCTAGGATCCGGGCGCCTGCCTCACGCACGAGATCCTCGGCCGGTTCAGATCCGGCTTCGCGGATGTTGGTCGTGATCGCGCCGGCCTCGCGCATTAACTGGCGGAGGATCTCGCAGTGCCGCACCCGGGTAGCGAAGAATTTTGCCCGCGCTGTCGTCGGGGTGTTCCGCGCTATCGCGAGCACGTTATCGTGCGTAACCTCGAGGATGGCCTGGGTCGCTTCGCGGTCGCCCTTGGCCGCCTTGAGCTTAACCCACACGGTCGTTTCATCGACCGGCTCGCCGGCCAGGAGCATCTTGCTGATGATGCCCCAGATGGACTGCGCGATCGGATCGACGAATGATTCCTCGCGCAACTCGAAGCCCATAGCCATGCCGACGACGCCGGCTGGATCAATGAAGGCGCAGCCCACCAGTGCGCGCTCGGCGTCCTGGTCGAATGTCGGATCTGGTTTCATGCGATCCCGAACTGGCGTTTCACATCTGGCAGATCGGCTAGGATGTCAGCCGGCTCCAACGGCTCGGCCTTAGTCGCATTCTTGATCTGCTGGCGGGTCCAGTCGTCTGCCGGCGGAGCCACGCATGCGGCCCAGTGCTTCGCCAGAGCAGGCGCGGTTAAGGCGGCGCTCGGGAACTTGCGCGAGTAGCGGTTAGCGCGTCTGGTGATTTCTTCCGGCGTGACCCCGGGCGAGGCTGCGCGGATGTCGCGAAGCGCTGCGTTGAGCGCGCCGCGGCCAGATTTCGTCAGGCTACGGGCGTCGGTTCCGGTGGCTGAACATAGAGCCTCGAAGATCAGATCTTTTGGCCTTTCTGCCGCGACGGCGTCAGCCGGCGCAATAGTGTTCCCTTCCCCTTCCCTTCCCTTCCCTTCCTTAAGGCACGCGTGCTGCACGCGATCGTCACGCGTGGTCAACGCGTCAAGGTCTTGAGCGGGAGGAATTTGCGGTAACTCGCTCGACCTCTCCTTATTATTGATGATCTGGTGCTTTTTCCATGTCGGAATGGCTCCAAACCACGCGTCTCTGACGCGATACTTAACGAGAAATCCACGCGTGGTCAACGCGTCGAGCACGCGTGAAAAGTCGCATTCATCGTAAGGCAGAATTTGCGCTTTTAGCCTTCTCGGTTCCCAGCGGAATCGACCCTCTCGATCTGCGGCGCACCATAGGCCGACGAATGCTATTCTGACGGGCAGCGCTGATTCTTTTTCTAAATCATGCAGACCATCGTGCATGAAAAACTCGGGCTTAATTGTTCTTATTCTCATGATAAAAGACCCCGGCGCGCCTGCGGTAAGATTTGCTCTTTGCGCTACGCACGCGGAGCAGACGCAAGCGCCCGGGGAAATAGGTTGTTAGTCATTACCGGCGAATCTTACCTCGCCGCGCTCAACCAGAAATTTGATCAGGCTTTCGTCAAGTTCCCCAACGAATAGTCACCAGCACTCCTCCGCTCGCTGGCGCCTTCGTCCACTCCTTGCCGATCGCAAGCATGTCCACCTGGGCGTCGTCGCCCCAGAATCGTCCGTTGCGCGTGATGCGGTCGAGCACCAGCTTGGCGAGGTTGTCTAGATCTGGCTTGCTCGTGTGCGGCCCGGGTGCGCTGTCCTTTACCGACCCACTTGTGCGCAAGTGTGATTTTGGCCGCTGGAAGTAAAACTGCAGAATTGCCGAGCACCGCCCGGCGAACGGCTCGAGCGAATGCGTCCTGGCGATCTCGACCAGCTGCGCGTCCACGGCTGCCTTCCATACGTCAGCGGCGTCGCTGTCATACATGCGCGCCACGAACTTTGCGCCCATGCGTCGAGCAAATGCCCTCGGCCTCGGTTGGCCCTTGGGGTCGCCAGGAATCCAGAACCGCAAGTCAGTGCCGGCAGCCGGTGAGTGCACGATAGACAACGGAATCGGACGAGTTGATTGCGCGGGCGATTTCGCGAAATGAGTAGCCGGCGACGCGCAGCCGGCGCGCCTCGGCTTTCTGCGCGTCAGTGATCGGCCGCCGCCGGCCATCTCGAGGCATCGCCTTAATGGCGTCCCCGATGTCAAACGCCAGCGAATCCCGCGGCGCGTGCTTTTCTAGCAGGAACTCGATCCTGCGCATGGTCTCGCTGACGTTCATAGATTGATGCCTTTTCTGAATGCGATCAGCTTCTGGCGCTCGGTAGGCGATACGTACATCTTGCGCAGCTGCATCCTGGTTATGTTTTTATATACTTTAGCAAGTGATACGTTTTGCGCGTAGGCGACGAGCTTGGGATCGGTGCCGTCCAGCACCATCTCGTTAATCGCGGCGTCGCTTGCGCGCAGGTTTCGTTTGTCCGTTTGTGTCATTTCGTGTGAAGGTGGAGTTGAACCATTCGCGATCTCGGCCGATTTCGATGCCAAGGTGAATTCCTAAAAGCAGAGCAAGCAGGCCGCCGCCGCCCAGCAGGATCATCGCGCTCGTGATGCTCACCTGTCGCAGCCTCCCAGCTGGGCCTTAAGTTCCGCGATGTGGCGATCAGCCACCGACGCGAGCCGCACCATCTGGGCATTCGCCCTGGTCAGCCGGTCGTTCGCGATTCGAAGATCCAGATTCTCCTGCTTTAGCCGATCGATCTCGGCCTGCAGGTCGTCGATTATGATGTGATGCGTTGGCATAGTTCGTTTATTTGTAAGCGGATGCTCTCTGCCATTTGGTCTCGGGTGATTTCGCTGCCGTACTTGAGGATGCGGCGCAGTTCCTGGTCGATGTCGTCGAGCAGCGCCCAGGCGTCCGCAGCGTGCACTGCGCGGATGTGTTCCTCGCGTTCCTCGGGAAGCTGGAATTCAAGCGTGGCTTTCATGTTTTGCCGGCTGCCTTTCTACCTTCGCGCAGCTGCTCAGGCGTGCAGAGATCCTCGAGCGCGGCGACGCACGCTTCCAGTTGATCGATCTCCGCGATCAGTTCGACAACATAAGCCCTGCTTGCGTCGCAGTCGAAGCACCAGCAGTCAGCCTCGCCTGGTCGCAAGATATGGAGCCCGCAATCGCCTGCGAGTTTGCACTTGGTCCAGCTGTTACCGAAACCGTCGCTGATCTCCGTGCTCACGGCTGCGCCTCCTTTCGTGCGGCGTCGATGGCGGCGCGTGGGTCATTGAGGATACCAAGAGCAACCCAGTTGGCTCTTTCCGCGTCACCGTTTGCTGTAAGCAATGCGAT